ATTGCGGACTTCCACCCGAAAGCGGCGGCACGTTTGAAGGGTGTTTCTCGAATTGTAAAATCTGAATAAGGACGCATAGGGGCGGCGGGCTATAAAGCCCCCGTCCCACTTTTTTTGTTTATATTGGAATATTTTCAAGGGGGTTAGTTGAATGGCAATCAAAGTTATTGTACCAAATAAAAATTTCAACGGACTTCGTGGGGGCGTTCAGTTTAAAAACGGTCAAGCAGTTTTTGAAGACGAAGAAAAAGGGCGGAAACTTGCGGAAGATTTAGGTTATGCGGTTGAGGAAATCGAAAAGAAATCCACACCGAAAAAGACCACAAAATCAACAGCGAAGAAAACTACGACAAAGAAGAAATCCACTTCAAGTAAAACGGCAAGTAAGAAAGACGAATCCAAATAATTTTGGGGGTGTTATAGATGGCGGTTGACTTACAAGCGGCGGATATCTATTTTTCCGAATCCGTCCTTCATAATGACGTTTGGATTTCCGCCGACAACGATTCCAAGCAAAGGGCGTTGAATAACGCTTCAAATATTCTTACTCGACATTATCGAAACCGAAAGATTCCCGAAGAAGCGGTCTTCGAACAAGCACTTTGGTTGATGAAAATTTCCGAAGCAAGGAAGCAAGCCGAACAAGGCGTAACTTCTTACATGGTTGACGGAATTCAAATCGCTATTTCACAAGTTGACCGCACTATTTCACCGAACGTTCTTTCAATTATGGGTCGTCGTGTCGGAACTACGACAAGCGGACGTCAAGGGTGGATTCATTCAAGCGACAATTATATTAATACCCGTTTAGGACGTGATATCAAATGATTCCAATGCCACACAAAATAGAGTTATTGAGAATGGGCGAACCCGATATTTGGGGCGAATCTACGATTGAAGAAACGGTTCAGTTGAACGGAAATATTCGGTCAAGAACACAAGTCGTCACGAATTCTTACGGGGAAGAAGTTATTTCGAATTATAGGGTCTTATTCCACAAATTCGTTGACGTAAAAACGAAAGATAAAATTCGCTTTACCGAACCGAACGGCGAAGTCATTGAGAGCGAACCAATTCAAGTGAAGTTTATGCGGGATTTAGACGGTTCGGTTGCGTTTACGAAGGCGGTGTTGTAATGCGGTTTGAACTTGATTTAGATATAAGAGGGTTCGAAAGACAATTAAAGCAAATTGAAAGAAATGCACTTAATACGGTAGAAACCGCAATGAATGACGTTTTGGACGAACTCATTCGAATTGCTTCGGAAATCACACCGTTTGACAAAGGGATTCTTCAAAGGTCTTATTCAAAATCTTTGTCGAAAAGTTCGGGCGGATTTAAAGGTGAAGTAACGTTTTCAGTTCGTGAAGGAAATTTTAACTACGCTTTATGGATTCACGAAGGGGTCTATAACTTGGGAAGCGGAAGTGCAAAAAGACCTGGAACGACAGGTTGGTCGGGTAAGCGTTACACGGTCGGAAGGAAATATTTAGAACGACCGTTGAAAGGCGAAGAAGAAGCGTTCAATCGGCATATCGCAAACGAAATCAAAAAAGCGGTTGGTGATTGATTATGGTTATAAAAGACGTAATTGAGTTTATTCAACAACATGTTCCCTTTCGATATCATGCGACTGAATTTCCAAAGAATCAAGGGCATGATTGCGGATTTGTACGGATTGAAGCAGGAAGCCCGCCCGATATTTATATTGTCGGATTGAAGTCGCCTTCGATTCAAGTTGCTATTAGGCACGATTCGGGAAGCGAAGCGGAACGAATTGCAAAAGAAATATGGAATCTATTTCATGGAAAATCTCATTTCTATATCGGAGAAACGAAGGTCTATTTTACAAAATGTGACCAATCCGAACCGATTTATCTTGGAAAAGACAATAACGGGCGAACTATGTATTCAATCAACGTGTCTTGTAAAACGTTCAATTAGACCAATTCTTGAACGAAGGGGGTCAAGGTAATGAAAGTTAAGTTCATTCAAATTAATCATGATGAAATCTTTGTTCACAACAATAAAGTCGTGAACGTTGGTGATATCGTTGACCTTCCGAAAGAACGTGCGGAACATTACGTCGCACGGGGAAAGGCGGAAGTCGTCAAAGAAGCACCGAAGAAATCAAAGAAAAAGAATTCGAATAAATAAGGGGGTTGTAGTGAATGGCGGATATTAAAAACGTACAAATCGGCGTCCAAAATCTGACTTATGGCGGCGAAGATTTGGGGCATACAAGCGGCGGTTGCGAATTTGGATATGAACCCGAATATACAGACGTCGTTGTTGACTTATATGGAAACACGGCGGTAGATAAAGCGTTGACAGGTGAAGTTGTTCGAGTAACCGTTCCGTTGGCGGAAGTAACGCTTGATAAATTAAAACACGCTATCCCAACGGGTAAAATTGTTGAAGATACGCAAGGCGGTCGCAAGAAGTTGACGTTCGGTTCACAAGCAGGGAAGCGACTTTCCGAAAATGCGAAGGAATTAGTATTGCACCCGTCTTGGTTGCCGAATAGCGACAAGTCACTTGATATTACACTTCACAAAGCGGTTATCACTTCCGAAGTAGCACTTCCTTTCCGTAAAGATGAACAAACCGTCTATGAAGTAGAGTTTACCGCACTAATTGATGAATCGAAAGAAGACGGCGGATTGCTTGCAACAATTGGTGACCCGTCCGTTGGAAGCGGTGGAAGTGGCGGTAATGGTGGCGACGAATAATAAAAGACGTCCTTTGTGGGCGTCTTCTTTCATTTAGTAACGTGTGACCTTCGCACTTCAAACGAAGGAAGGAATCGAAATTTCGCAAAATCAAAATACGAAGGGGGAATCGAAATGTCTGAAATCAAAAAAGCACTTCCAAATTACAAAATCGTTCATGTTGGTGAAGAAGAAATCAAAATTGAAAAGTTGCCGCTAGGAAAATATGCGGAACTAATGTTTACGTTAAAAAATATTCCAACGGATATTATGTCTGACCTTCAAAATATTGATACGACTGACCAAGACGCAAGCATTCAAGCGTTGTTTGGATTGTTCGGGAAGGCGTGGGGTCAAGTTCTTGAAATTCTATCAATCGGTTCGGGAATCGACAAAGAGCGAATCGAAAACGACCCTAGTATTGGACTTGACGGAGGAATCGAAATGTTCCTTGCAATCTATGAAGTGAACAATCTTGAAAAGGTCGTGTCGCAAGTAAAAAACGTAATCAACCGTTCGACGAAGAAATAACGTCGGGCGGTTCTTCGAATGAAGATGAATGGTTATTTGACGTTGTTCATATTTTTGCGAAGGAATACGGTTGGACAAAACGTCAAATTCTTGAAGAACTTTATTATGAAGAAATTGATTTCTATTTGAAACGAATCCGTAAAGACCAAGCAAACGAACGATTGACAGACCTTGCGATTGCACACAACCCGAACGCCAAAGACCCGAAAAAATTAATCACGCATTTCCAAAAGACAGTTCGTGATGTAGACGGAAAAGGTTATTTAACGAAAGAACGAATGACAAAACAAGACGAAATCCAATTGAAGGAACTTGCACGGAGAATGAAGGCAAACGCCCGAAATCGACGCCGTGCTTGATTCCTTCTTTTCATTTTATAGGGGGTGTACTTGGTGAATGCGGGTGAAATTGTTGCAACTTTACGGTTAAAAACATCTGAATTTAAGCAAGGCATAAATGAAGCAAGTAATCAATTGAGTTCGTTTGAAAAGAAAATAAAGAATGTTAGCGGTGACTTCAAGAAAGTTGGGGCAGGTATGTTGACATTCGGAACGGCAGTCGGTGCGGGACTTGGGTCGGCAGTAAAAACGGCGGCTGATTTCGAATCGGCTATGTCCCGTGTTGGAGCATTGTCGGGGGCAAGCGGAAAAGAAATGCAAGCCTTGACCAAAGAAGCCCGACGACTAGGTGCGACCACTTCGTTTAGTGCTTCACAAGCCGCCGAAGGAATGCAATATCTCGCAATGGCGGGTTGGGACACTACCGAAATTCTTGACGGCATGTCGGGCGTTCTGAACATGGCGGCGGCAGGTCAAATCGAACTTGGTGACGCCGCAAATATCGCTTCGAACATTATGTCGGGATTCGGAATTGAAGCAAGCAAATCGGCAAAGGTTGCCGACGTTCTAACGAAGACCTTTACTTCTTCCAATACGACGCTTCACGGTTTAGGTGAAACCATGAAATATGCCGCACCTGCGGCGGCTTCCGTTGGTTGGTCACTTGAAGAAGTAGCGGCGGCGGCAGGACGTTTGGGTGACGCTGGTATTGACGCTTCTATGGCAGGTACGGCGTTACGTTCCGCAATTACTCGACTTGCTTCACCTACTGGAGAAGCGGCGAAACTACTCGATAAATTTGGAATCTCAACGACCGACGCAAATGGGAAACTTCGACCATTGCATGATATTTTAGGTCAAATGCGTGAACGGTTTAGTGGATTGTCCGATACTCAACGGGCACAAGCCGTTCAAACAATCTTCGGTACGGAAGCAATGTCCGCAATGCTAACGCTTATGGAAGACCCCGAAGGCTTGCGAACATTTACCGAAGAACTTGAAAATGCGGGCGGAACGGCGGAACAAATCGCCAAACAACAAATGGATAACTTGAAAGGACGACTTATCGAACTTTCTTCCGCATTTGAAGGGGTGAAAATCGCAATAGGAACGGCGTTGATTCCTGCATTGGACGTTCTTGTTGCAATCCTGCAAAAAGCATTGGAATGGTTCAATAATCTTCCCGAAAGTGTTCAATCGACAATTGCTATCTTTTTAGCGTTGTCTTCGGTACTCGCTATTGTTGGCGGGGCAATGCTTCTATTTATCGGATTTATACCGAATATCATTAGCGGGTTCAAATCGTTAGGGACGGTTGTTTCCGTATTGTCGAAAGGACTAGGTGCGGTCGGTTCGGCGTTTATGTGGTTATTTACTAACCCTATCGGATTGACCATTCTTGGAATTACGGCATTAGTTGCCGCTATTGTTCTATTAGTTCAAAACTTCGATAGTGTTCGAAATAAACTCGAGGAATTCGGCTTTACAATGGAAAACTTCAACCTTATCCTTACGACCGTTCGTGATAAGGCGGCGGAACTTTGGGACACGTTTCGAGAATCCGAAGTTCTTGCTATTTTGGTTGACGTAATCTACGAACTAATCGAACCATTCATTCAGTTAGGTTCGGCAATTAAACAAGTCGTTGAATCGGGCGACTTCACACCGTTGTATGAAGCGTTTTACAATTTGTTTCCAATGATTATCGGAATTATTCTCGGAGGAATTCCACGTCTACTATTGACGGGAATGACGATTATCCGAAGCATTGCAAGCGGAATGGGTATGACCGTTCCCGAATTAATCGAACATGTGACAGAAATAGTCGTCACAATGATAACGCAATTTTTCGAAATGCTTCCTAACATTATAGAAACTGGGGTTCAAATTCTTGTTTCATTAATTGAAGGAATTATTTCGGCTTTACCGCAAGTCATTATGGCGGCGACAGAAGTTATAAGCATGTTGGCGGAAACAATTGCAACGTTACTTCCGATTATCCTTCAAACTGGTGTCGAGATTTTACTGACAATTATTGAAGGAATCGTTTCTATTTTACCGCAATTAGTTTCAACGGCGGTTAAATTAATAGAACAGCTTGTAAGTACGTTGGTTTCATTATTGCCACAATTAATTCAAACAGGAATCCAAATCTTACTTGCATTGATTGACGGTATCATTTCAATTTTGCCGCAATTAATAACAACGGCAGTAAAATTGATTGTTGCGGTTGTCGATACTTTAATCGGAAATTTACCGCAAATCATTCAAGCAGGAATTCAAGTCTTGTTAGCGTTGATTGACGGAATTCTTTCGGTTTTACCTTCGCTTATTTCTGCGGGAATTACGCTAATTGTTGAATTGCTCGGGGCGATAATCTCGAACATTCCGCAATTATTATCGGCAGGTGTCCAACTAATTCAAGCGTTGGTTCAAGGTGTCCTTTCCGTAATTGGTTCGGTCGCTTCGGCGGCAATGGATATCGGACGTACAATCCTTGATACAATTTCGGGATTTAGTTTATTCGATATCGGGGCGAACTTAATTAAAGGACTATGGAACGGTATCAACTCGGTTGGCGGTTGGATAAAGTCGAAAATTAGCGGATTCATGGACGGAATTGTTGGCGGAATCAAAGGATTCTTCGGAATCAAGTCACCTTCACGATTATTCCGTGATGAAATCGGTGCGGA